ATCCAGAGTTGGAATGGGAAAGCAAACAGGTGGAGCACCTTCTGCTCCAGTTGTGATGGATAATAGTACCATGATTACAAACAATAATACTACAACAACCATCACTAACCCCATAGGACAAATGTTGCCAGGAGAAAGTGACGATTTTGTTCACAAGGTTGCGTAGTCTATACTTCCGCTAACTTCTTGAAGTAATCAAGGTTCTCATCAGTAGATGTCTCTTCTTTAATGGGTGTTCCACCATCAAAAGGAACATCCTTATGATCCACTTGATCAATTGAGGATGGTGCTGACATCGCAGCAGTCTGAGTATTCCCCAAAACAATATCAAGACGAGATTTCAACTCATCATATTTTTTGAAGTTACTCTCGTTTACAAACTCATCAAGAGAATGTTGTGAGTTCCAAGTCTCTTCCAACTTGGCATCATCTTCAAACAGAGGAGCCGGAGTGATAAACTCTGACTTGTCATAATTGGAGAATCCGTCAACCTTACGGATCTTCAACTTGAAGTTTGCACCTTCCCAAAGGGAAAATACATCTACTGGTGACTCATCCTCAAACTCAGGATTAGCCATTGAACTCACCTTATCAAAGATCTTCTTTCCATAACGGAAAAGGAAAACCTTACCTTCGTTCTGAGGATTTGCTTTGTCTTCTACAACAAAGATGTTTGAAAAGTAGGTCAACCTACGTTTCTGTTTGCGGGCGATCTCTTTGTTCGCCTCAATTCCAGAATTCCAAAGGGTAGAGTTATACTCTGCCAATGGATCTTTTTGACCGATAGTGGTCAAAGAGTTTTCAATATACCAGCCACCCGGCCCCTGAAAACCATGATTGAAGACACGCTGATACGGCATATCTTCACCATTGGATGGTGGAAGAAAACGGATAACTGCATATCCATTTCCTGACTTGTCAAGTTCCGCTTTCCAGAAGCGGTCATCTTCCCGACTGAAATTGTTTTGAGGATTATTGATTTTGTCAATCTCTGTCTGAAGTTTTTCCAGCGAGGATTGACGAGACTTTTTGAGTGATGCAAATGAACTTGCCATCTTATTCTCCTTTTTCTACGTGTTTCGGATTATCCACTTTATGCATAATATAAATCTACTTGTTTCTTCAATATGTCTACGTATTTCTGCTTATTCACAATCAAGAATGGTGCATAATTAGTACACATACTATATAGGTCTGGCCATACGACCATTTCCTCTATTTCTTCATTGAACCTAGAGGTAAACCTAAGAATTGAATCCATTATAATAAAGGACTCAATTGACAAATCTCCGCCAAATACTGAACGGAGTACTGGTGGATGTTGACCATCCACACAATTAAAAAGTGAGTTAAAATTATCGTTACCATCAAATAACGAATCAACTTCACTTTCAAAAACATACGGAAGACCTTGAATCTTTGCCTTCCATGAAATATAATTTTCTCTTCCTTCTGGTGCTGTAAGATTTCCTACCCACAACTCACTTGACTTAACAAAATTAGAAACAAAGAATTTGGTAATCTCTTCATCTTTGTATATCTTAGATAGTCTTATAAAATGATGTTTATCTTTGCGTTTCTCAAAAGATGAAACACTTGCACGAACTTTTCCATTGAATTTAAAATAATCATAATCCTTCTTACCGAAATGTTGTTTCAGTGAAAGATATTTTTGATATACTTCAAACGGCTCCACTTTAGGTATCATATTGGAAGTTTTGCTGTCTTGGGCATAAAATGCAACTGTTCTGCTTCTTCTCTTAATCTAGTTTTAGTTTTAGTATTAATCAATCCTGCAACTGTTTCCGATTCAAGATTATTTTCATCTGCATGATAAAGCATTGCATCTAGATAACTCATGTTAGTAGTTTCCACTATCTTTTCAATTTCTTTATTATATTGTTCAGTTGTGTACATATTAAGTAACTCTTTCATTATAACTCCATTATATCAAATTACACAAAATTGTCAAGTTAAATCGTATCATTATTTCCTATGTTTTCCCCTTCCTTCTGCTCAGGATCATCTTTATCCTTGAACCAATAATCAGTCGCTTTAGCAAGGACGGCCACATAAGCACCCACCATGATATTCACTAAATCACGACTTGCTGGAGGTAATTCTCCGTAAAATAGTAACCATATTAAAAACAAGAAAGTTAAAACTATAATCATTGACAAAACATATCTTGCCATCCAATTCAGTTTCTTTCTTGTTTCAATTTTCTCATATCGTAATGCTTCCATTGGATTTTGCTCCCATAATTTTTCTTCTTGGTCTTCAATCATTTCAACGCCGGTATTAATTTTACCATCACCTAATCTGTCTTTTTTTGTTGCCATTTTTTGTGCCCTTTTAAAATTTGGGAAGTCACAAGGACTCCCCAAATTCACTTATTACTTCTTCTCTACGAATTCATACAACTCAGATGCCTTCTTCTTAATATCCTCAATGGTATAAGATTCTGGCCGAAGTTCTTCAAACAACTCCATGTTCGCATTGCCCTGTTTTACTGCAAGATCCCATGCATTGTAAATAAAGTCTTGATTGCGCTGTTGTTGTTCTTGGAGATAACTTTGTGCCATCTCTAAAAGTTTGAATCGTAGTTCAAATGGATTAGACATAATGTCCTTTCTTTGTGTGTGTTGTGTGTGTTAGTGGGGAATTCTTCTGTTCCCAAGCGACCCCCCAAGACTAAATGTCTGAACTCGGCTATCTAATTACGCAGCAAGTGCGTAAGAAGATGCGGATGTATAATCTGCATTGTTTGCGATTATGGTTTGATGTAGGTCATCACCCTATTTGTTCTCTCTGATACTATCACTTATAATCGAACTCTATTGCAGCCCCATCAACGAAAGTCATACCCAAAATATAAAATTCCATAAACAAGCATCAATGCAACTAATGTAATTATTGCAAGATACATTGCTATTTTTTCCATAACTTCCTTTGGTGGAGCTGATCGGAATTGCACCGATGTCTTACAAGATACCCTCTCAGGTCATAAAACAAATTCTTGTGTTCTGTAAAATATTTATGTTATCCACTATTTTTAAAGTGAAATGCATCACAAACATCTTTTAGTTTATGTATGTAATCTAAGGGATTGAACACTCTCCAATCAACATGAATGTCTTGATCCATCAAAGGGTTATATTTCTTACCATCAAAACGAATCAACGAACAAATCACAATCTTCTTCGGAATGATACCATATAACTCATAGAGCATCCTACAGTACGCAGTTCCTTGTAAAATGTATGAAAGTATGTATTCTTCCTTTTTGATATAAGTTGCAGTTTTCCAATCAATGACTGCAAGTTCTCCTTCGTAATCTGCAATCAAATCTGATGTTCCTGCAACCTTTAGACCATCTGACCACATTCCCAATTCAATGCCACGAATGTTATCTATCTTTTCATCTATTTGAGGTATTGCATATTTAACAAGTTCCTTATGATCTGCTGGTGCTTTCTCTAGAAAATTTTCATTTCCCTCAAGATACTTCTCAATATAGGTGTGTATTTTAGTTCCCCTTCTTGCGGCCTTGGATGTAATCTTATCTGCTTCTTCTTTTCCTACCCTGTCTCTCCATGCTTGAATTCCTGGCTTAGAGATGATTTGATATAGGACATTTGTGATAGAAGGGTAAGTACCATTTGGAGAATGATACACTCTACCATTTGGATTTGAGTTGTCTTGTTCTAATAGATTTCTTTTATTTTCAAGAAGATCATAGTTAAATTGTTTCATAAAAAAAACGGAGAGACTTATTGGGCCTCTCCGTTGCTGATCAATAATTTAGATTAACGAACATTAATAGTATTGTGTTTATGGTGCTTTTTAATTTCTCTCAAACGATCTCGGAATCCTTCGTCTGGCTTCTTTCCTGCAAAGTGCCACGGATCACCATGATATGGTTTAGCAAGTGATTGAATCACCTCACGTTCAGAACACTCTGGACAAGGTTCTTCGGTGGGTACTTTTCTATCACGAATCTTCATTTCTTTTTCAAATTCATGGTCACACGAATTACATTTATAATCATAATACGGCATAGTCTCTCTTTCCTCTAATTATATGTATTATCACGAATCTATTAAATATCCGTCCTCATCAATCATATCATCACAAGGCCCCACAATACAAGTCCATTTCTTATTAGAACCTTCTGGTTCTACATATGTATTTTTCTTGAAGACTTTCTTTACAACCTTCTTTTCTTTTTCTTCCCTAACTTCTGTAACAATCTTTCTTGTGATTTCTACACAGTCAGGACAATCGCCAGTCAATGGATTTAACCAGCATCCACTTGTCGCATTACAAACTTCTTCAGTGATGTATTCAGTTTTAATTACATTTCCTGCAAGTGCTGCAGAACCAAAAATTAATGTAAATACTAATGTACTCAATATCCGTTTCATCATATAATCTCCTTTTTTTAGTTTATGAGTATATTATACAGTATATAAACGGATTTGTCAAGTTTTTTCACCTTCTATTTCTATTTTTTGCTTTGTAGAAGATATGTCTATCTATAGATGCGACTTTCTTATGTTGATAACTCCAACTTGGAAAAGACTCCATCCAATTCGCATGATAATGTGTTGCTCCATCTGTGATGTCAATCAAAATTCGTTTTTGATATTTGTGCATCACAAGACTTGCTAGATCTTTTGCATCTTCCCATGTTCTGCCAGGATTCGGATCATCCCCCCGGCCATCGCAGTACCATGAAAATTGACACATATCCCTTAAAGGAACCCATTCTTCTATTTTTGCATTATACCGATGTTTGCCCTCTTTCACGACTTCACATACACTATTAGGATATTTCTTTGAAATAGTCCTATTGAGTGTGACATTCGCCACCGCCAGCTTCCCTGCTGTACTTTCCACACCAGCCTCAAAGTAGATATTCTTCGCAAGACATTCAATATCTCGGTTTGAGTATCTAATATAATTGAGAGGTTTTACTGGTTTGAAGTAGTAACCGCCATTGTATTCTTTCGTATCAGTGACATTACTATTCGTTGGTGTGGTAATGAGTAATATAGATAAAAGAGCAAGTAGAAATTTTCCTACTCTAACCATATTTGTACCTTTGTTTGGTTAATCATTCATATCAACAAAAAAACATAAAAAACTAATTTCAACCAAATTGTAGTTATATTTATGTCCTTTTAACCTTCAACAACCGCTTCCTTTTTGGATTTGGTTGGTTTTTCCTCAATATCTGGAAGAAGATCTGGCCACGTATCCTTGACCAATTTATATGAAAGACCCTTATATGTTATCTTTTTGTCCTTCATTGCAATAATAAGTTTTGCATCTTTGGAGTCAAGTCTTTCTAATAACTGAACAAACATTGCTTCCCTTCTCAACATCGGAAGTTCATGTGGACTTGGACTAATATAGTAATCCAATTTCTTCACTTCATAATGGAGAGATGAATCTCCTGCCGTATCGTTGGGAGTATATGGTGGAGATCCTGCTGGAATTTTCCATTTTACATCTGGATGATAATTCAATTGCAATATTGCTTTAAGTGCAAAGTTATCTCTATCCAACAAAATTTGTCTTTTTTCTTCTCTTGTTTTGGCCTTACCTACCAGTTCAAGAGTTTCAACTACATTCACTTCTGGCATTACATATCTCCTGTAAATTGTTTATCTGTCATTGCAATAGTTCCTGTTTTTATATATTCTCTATTTTCTTGAGTAGCATATTCTGTCTCATCCAAACCTTTAGTCCATACCATTTTGATGTCTGGATAAAATACTCCTACAGACCTTTTAGGAGTTCCGTCTGAATGATATGCCATTGCTACACATCTTGGAACAACCTTGTGTTCTTCATTTTTTCCGGCAAACATAGCAATCCAATCACCAGTTTTAATATAATGTTCACACATACGAATATATGCCTTCTTCCCATCTGCTTGGTTTGCGGCCTTCTGTTTATCTTGTGGAGTGTTCCTTGTTCCCCTAGATTGTTTATTGAATTGAGCAATAAGGTCTTTAGATTCTCTGATCCATTCCTTCACATTCTTGAAAGAATATATGTCATCATCTGGAAGTGCAAGGACTGCTTTACTGACATTTTTGTACTCGGCAGGTTTCCTCTTCTTACGCATTTCAATCATACGTTGACGGAGAGCCTCTCTCTGTTCTTCCGTAATTTTACGAGTACGTTTAACCTTCATTGGTTTTCGTTCAACTGTCACTTTCTTCTTTGCCATTATGATTTTTTCTCCAAATTGGATTTTATAGTTGATAACATCATCTCCCATTGCTTCGCAGTAGTTTCAATGTCATAGTGCATATCAAAATATTGCTTCTGGACAGCAAGTCCACCTTGAACTGGTGCTTCCCAAAAGTTATCAATTGCATCTTTCAGTACAAACGCAAACTTTCTTGCGTGTTCCACTTTATCATGAACATAACCATACATCCATGCAAAGTTTGCACAAGTTTCGGGTAGTACTGCAAGATTCGGACATACTACGACACACCCTGCACTCATTGCTTCAATCACAGAAATACAAGCGGTTTCTGCATAAGTGTTTGGATATGCGAGTATATGTGTTTTCTGAAGAGCCTCACGTATCTCTTCATTTGAAACTGTACCATGATAATTAACATTCGGTGTATCTTTACAAGCATCATACAATGGTTTATATTCATCATCTCTTGATCCCCATCCGTATATTTTAAAACTTGAATATATGTCTAATTCAACATTCTCTAATTTCATTGCACGAAATGCACCAATCAATACATCCAATCCACGATGTGGTGTAGAGATATATGCAAGTCTTATCGGCCCGTCTTTGGGTTTTGTGTGTATCGGAATAGGTTCAATTGCATTCTTGAGAACTACACTTTTTTCATATTCTACACCAAGATCAAGATGATATTTCTCTAATGACCAATCGGAAGGAAATACAAATCGTTCAAACTTGTCTCTCTCCCTTTCTTCTTTTAAAAATTGAACTTCTGGATCTCTTGATGTATCTTGAAACCAGAGGATTCTTGGCTTATCTTCTAACTCACGAACTCTGGAAAGAATCACTTGGAAGTGCCCCCATAAGTCCTCAGGCACCCTCTCCTTGACTCTTTGATATATCAACTCACTTCCACCCTTTGCGTTCTTTGATGCTTCTACAACATCTTCGCTCACAGATGGTGGATTTACTGTAATGGTTTGATTTTCTTTTTGTTTTTGTTTCTGATTCTTGTTTTTAATCTTTTCTATTTTAGAATCATCAAACACCATTAAACTCATTCTGGCTCTCCAATCTTATCAAGGGATTCAACTTTTTCCAAAGCTTCCATTGCTTCTTTATGGGATTTGTCTTTTTTAAATAGATTTCGGATCTTTTCAAAGAGGGATTTAAACATAATTTTCCACTTACTTTATTATATTATAACAGATTGATTATATATTGTCAAGTTTTTTTTAAAATAAACTATACTGCTGGATTCCATTAAATTTGTGTGCAAGGAAACCATCTTTCCAAACTTCCACATCTTTACCACGTTGTTGCATAACGACTGCTTCATTTAATGCATCATCTAAATTATATTTTACTACTTTATTATCTTTTGTTTCAACCGAATACGTACTATGCAAGTTGGGGGATTGCATTTTGCTCCTATGAGTAGAATCCTGTCCTGCATATGTAATATGCATCTACAATATCAGAAACAGGGTTAGAAATTTTGGTTGATTTGGGAGACAATTCCTCTTTCAAATCAACATGAGTTTCGGACAAAAAAGTATCATACATCAATTCTTTATTGGCATTTCCCTTTCCTGTTGCGTGTTTCTTAATTACTGTAGGTGGTATTGTAACATATTTAAATCTTGCTTCCTGTAGTTTGTATTTGAGTACTCCAACATTTTCTGCGATATGAAAAACTCTTCCAGTTGCAGCGAATGCGTAATCCTCTAGATATATCTCACTGACTCTCCCACTGATCCATCGAATACATTCAATAGTCCAATTTGCAAGTCCAACATATCTTTCCATTTCACATGAATATTTAGGATATTCGTATGCGTTAAACATCTTAAATGAATCTTGCGATTTGGTCTGTTTTATAAAATGAAATTTACAATTTTCAAATATAATTTCTTTATTAACTATTTCGGCCACACA